CAGCTTCTGGCGGTGGTCGTGGCGGTGATGGCGCAGTGTTTATCTGGGCTTGGTAAATTTAAAAATATACATAATCGGAGTAACCAATGTCGGACAATATCGATCCCGTCGAGTACGGTAAACTTATCAGCACCGTAGACAACCTCACTAAGAAGGTTGATAGTATGGATGCTGACATTAAAGAACTCTTACAGCTTGCTAATCAAAGCAAGGGCGGTTTCTGGATGGGTATGACCATCGCATCCATCTTCGGGGGCATTCTCACCTTTGTTGGTGAACGGATGATTCGTTAATGCTGCTTGAACTTGCGGCCTGTAACGCAGCATTCGCTGTCATTAAAGACACAGTGCAGCACTCTGGTGACATTATGTCAGCAGGACAAGCATTGTTTTCCTATTTTGATAACGAAGCTGCGTTACAGAAAAGACTGAATAGTAAGTCAGGCTCTACAGTTAATACAGACTTAGAAGAGTTTGCTGCATTAGAACAAATCAAGGTACAGAAGGCTGAGCTTGAACAGTTAATGAACTATCACGGTAGGGCTGGCTTGCTTGATGACTGGAGACTCTTTCAAGTTAAAGCTGCAAAGCGTAGAGAAGAAGAGAAGCGAGAAGCTGCTCGTGCTAAAGTGATACGTACTAGGAAGATGATTAGTGCTTTTTGGTACACATGCTTAGCCATTGTACTTACTTGTTCAATCTACTTCGGCGTACTCGTCTTTGAATTGTTTAGGAATAGAGCATGAGCAAACGACTTGAAGAGACATCGGAATACAACCAGTTTGACATGGATCATGACGGCATCGTCACTGACGCTGAAATAGAACGCAGTGACAAGATATTGCAGATTGAGAACATGGACAAGCTGGCAGATCAGCAACGCATTATGGCGTGGGCTGCTTTGTTCTTGCCATTTATGTTGATTGTATTGCTTGCATCCGGTATTGTTGAAGCTAACAAAATTCCCTTAATTGTCGGATTGGCTACAACGTTCTGTGCTTCTATGGGTACTGTTGTTGTTGCATTCATGGCAGCAACAGCATACGTTCGTGGTAAGATGTCGGACATGCCTAGACCACCTATGAATATGCCACCACATTCTATGCACATGCCACCACCCCCTATGCCTCGACCACCAATGCCTAGCCCCTATAGACAGGACTACACACCATGATATACATTACTGCCGCTATAGCTGCTGCCGCCTTTGTTGGTGGCTTTACTATTCAGGGCTGGCGCATGGACGCTAAGATTGCTGAAATTGAATCAACCAATGCCGCTGCTGTAGCGGCTGCAACAACTGCTGTGGCTGAAGAGGCTGCACGTTTACAAGGACAGAAAGATGATGCTCTCAAAGCTGCTCAACAACAAATTCGTAAGAACGCTCTTGCTGCCGATGCTGCTCGTATTGAGCTTCACCGGGTGCGCGTCGAAGCCAACCGTGCCACCGCCGCCATCGCTACAGCTACCTGCCCCGCCGTTAGAGACTACGCCACAACCTCAACGTCCGTATTCGGAGAGTGTACAGTTGCTCTTGAAGAAATGGCAAGACTCGCTGACGGACACGCAGTTGATGCAAAAGCCTTGAGAGATGCTTGGCCTACAACAAAGGAAACAAAATGACAATGCTGACTAACAACTTCTCTTTGCATGAGATGATTAAGAGCGAGACAGCTTCACGTCGAGACATGGACAACTATCCACACAGCGATGAAGTGATTCAGAACTTGACAATCTTGTGTGAGCAAGTGTTGCAACCTTTGCGTGATGCATATGGTGTTGGTATTAAAGTCAACAGTGGCTATCGTAGCCCTGATGTTAATGCTGCTGTTGGTGGTAGTCGTACTAGCGACCATTGCAAAGGTATGGCTGCTGACATTGAGATTGCTGGTGTACCCAATAGAGATTTAGCATTGTATATTCGTGACAACTTTGAATTCACACAACTTATTCTTGAGGGGTACATCGAAGGTATTCCCGACAGTGGTTGGGTGCATGTTTCATACGATAGTAACAACCTCAAACAACAAGTGTTAACTGCGGTGTTTGTAAAAGGACGTGCTATTTATTCTAATGGTATAGCTTGATGGCTAACAAATACTCCTCTGCCTACTGTGGATTGTCCGAGGAAACGAAAGACGATATTGTCGCGTTCTATCTTCAACCGAATTCTCAATCAAGAACCGCTGAGCAGTTTAACATTCCTCTGCACTCTTTAAAGAAGCTGATAGCAGAACGTGATGTTACACGAGAGAAGTACGGTGAAGTCAGAAATAAGATGTTGGCTTCTTCTATTCGTCAGACACTCCTTAGTAACCCCATTATCATCGAACGAAGAATAGCTACGCATACAGGAGCGAAACGTTCTGATGAGTCTAAACTGCGTATGCAAAAAGCAGCATGGGAAAGAATGAGTAGATTTCCTACAAGGTATGTGTCGAAGATTGAAACCAAATTCGGAGAGTTTTTGTCACGCAAGCTAGGTGTTACTGTTGTTCCTCAGCACAGAATACAGGGTAAGCCTTTTGATTTTCTAGTCGACAATAAGTTGTTGATAGAGTTTGATGGCCCTCATCATTACGATCCAGACTACTTCTTATGGAAAAATAGAGAAGGTGGGTTTGAGAAGCAACAAGTAAGGGACGCTAACCGTTTTGAGATTGCTCAGAAAGCTGGTATACCTATCATAGTTGTCACGAACAAAGAAGTGAATAAACATGGGGAAATGCACAGCGATCTCCTACACTTGATAATGTATCGTCTTGGATACGAGAACGCATAACAGGAAACTATATGGCTGAAAACTTCACAGCAAAACAAAGAGAAATCGTAGCTCGTAAGCTCGGTTATGACGGCCCTATGCAGGGCTTTGACGACTTCATCAACTCATCACCTGCGTTGGCTATGAAGTATGCTGCCATCAGCGATAAGTTTGCTACACGTATGGCTAAGGGCGGTATGGCTCGTAAGAAGTTTGTTGCTGGTGGTGCAGTCACAAACTCTGAAATGACAACTGATGATTTTTTAAAACAAAACATCGGTCCTAATTTTACAAAAGCTGATCGAGATTATTGGGGTCAACAATTCGGGTCCATCGTTGACCCCGGTGAAGTTGAGCTTTTTAAGACCACTGTGGGTACGCCAGCAACAGGTGTGAAATTCTCTGACGCTGGTAAGCCACAGGTTGGTCAAGCAGCAAAGGCTGGTGTAGCTCAAATTGCAGCAACTCCAGAACAAAACATTGACACCACCGCACGTGCTGGTGCTGCTGAAACAGCAAAAGCAGCACAAGTTAAGGCAACTCTTGCTGATAAACCAAAAGCCGTAAAAGCTGAAACGTATAAAGCTACACAAGCCGCAGATGACATTACTGATTTAATGGAAGGTGTTGATGCAGCGCAGGGTACTGTCAGTGATGAGAGTTTGGTGAGTGCTGAGCAGATGGACCCAACCTCTACAGCCTTGGCAGACATGGAAGCTGCACAAGGTGTTGCTGGTACGGTGCAGGGTGCTCCTACACGTACAGAAGAAGCTGGTGAGATGGTGTCTGGTCCTGCTGTTGACCAAGCCCGTGCTGAGGCATTGGCTGCACAGACAGAAGCGTCTGCCGCACAGGGTGTTGTCACTGAAGAGATGACGGTGCAAGGTCAGTTGAACAAGTTGATGACCGACTTTGAAGCTGGTAATCCTCCACCTTGGGCTGCTGCAAACCTTCGTGCTGTTACAGCTACATTGGCTGCTCGTGGTTTGGGTGCTTCTAGCTTGGCTGGACAGGCTCTCATTCAAGCAACACTTGAGTCTGCCTTGCCGATTGCCTCTGCCGATGCTCAGGCTTATCAGTCTGTAGCTGCTCAAAATTTAAGCAACCGTCAACAAACTGCTGTGTTGGCTGCACAACAACGTGCTGCCTTTATGGGTCAAGAGTTTGATCAGGAGTTTCAGACACGTGTTGTCAATGCAGCTAAGGTGTCTGACATTGCTAACATGAACTTCACTGCTCAGCAACAAGTTGCTTTGGAGAATGCTCGTTTGGCTCAGACAATGGATCTGGCTAACCTGTCTAACAATCAAGCAATGGTGATGGCTAACGCTGCACAAATTGCAACACTTGAGACAGCCAACCTTAACAACCGTCAACAAGCTGCTGTTGTGAATGCTCAGTCGTTCTTGCAGATGGACATGGCTAACTTGTCTAACTTGCAACAAACAACATTGTTTAAAGCACAGCAAATGTCACAAGCTATGTTGTCTGACGCTGCTGCTGATAATGCTGCTAAACAGTTTAATGCTACCAGTGTCAATCAAACCAATCAGTTTAATACACAGCTTGCTACACAGGTGAGTCAGTTCAATGCTTCTCAGAAGAATGCCATTGCTCAGTTTAACACTGATCAGAAAAACGCCATCTCTAAGTTCAATGCTGAAGTGAAGAATCAGCGTGAGACTTTCAACGCTCAGCAACGACTTGTTATTGATCAAGCTAACGCTCAATGGCAACGTGAAATTGCTACAGCCAACACTGCCGCTACAAACGCTGCCAACATTGTTAATGCTCAGTTGTCACAACAGATGACAATGGCTGAGTATAATAATGAAACACAGATGTATCGTGATGATGTGGCACACGCTTGGCAGTCTGCAGAGAATGATGCTAGTAGGGCTACACAACTTGCTGCTGCTGAGATAAGCGCTGCTGCCAGTATTAGTGCTGCCAACATCAAAGCTGATGCTGAAGCCAGTGCTGCTACAGGAAACTTTGTAGCTAAAGTGCTCGGTAAAGTGTTAGATTAAGGAACAACAATGAAAAACTTCTCATCCTTCTATTCCAAGATTGACACTGTTGTCAACGAACGAATGGGTAAAAAGAAAACACAGCCTTCAAAGGGTCTTGTCGCTAAGACAGGTGACACTAGTGCTAAGAAACAATCTGACATTTACAATCAAGTTGCTGACTACATTGAAGCAATTCGCAAACAGAAACAGGAGTTGATGAATGGAAGAAAATAAAGACGCAATGTTCTTGTCGGCACCAATCCCCGGCATGTCATTGACAACAGAACCCGGTAGTGTTCCTTGGGAGCAGCCACCACAATACGTCACACTTGATGACGTTGCTTCCTTCTACATGGAGAAGCTACAAAACCCTGAAGCTATTTATGAGTTGATGGGTTTGCTTGAGAGAGGTTTGCCAATTGTTACCATCGTCAACACTCTGACGAAGACATCTGTGATGAAAGGCTATCACACTGTTGATACAGCTTTCTTGGTCACACCAATTGTTGTTGAAATTGTGAAGACATTGGCTGAGTTGAACGATGTTGAATATGTTGTCACTCCTGAAGAAGTGGCTAAGAAGAATACTGTGAGTCCTTCCATCATCAAAGAGTTGATGAAAGAAGCTAAACAAAGTGTTGTCACCAATCCCGAAGCCAAAGTTGGTCGTAAGGGTTTGATGGCTCGGGGAGAATGATATGGGTTTTAGACTGAGTTCATTTATCGGTGGTATGGCTAAAGGCTTCAACGAACAAATAGAGAAGCAAGAAGAACTTGACACCGAACAAATACAAGCCAACATCAAGGCTATGTACCTTGGTTATGCCGAACAGAAGAAGGATGTTGCTAAACGCAAGGACGAATTGCGTGGTGTGTATGACTTCTTCAAAGGCGTGAAGTTCTCTGATGGCACTCTCGACAATGACCAGATGATTGGGTTGTTGTCCAATCCTTCGTTGGCTAAAACAGTGCAGAAGAAGATTGAAGAGAATCCTGATTATGTCAATCGGGTGTCTAAGAACTTTGTTAAAGCCACAGCTAACGCACCTAAAGATGTTGATCCTGCTGAATGGATTGACACAGTGTTTGGTACGGCTAAAGCTACCAGTGAGCAAGTTGAGTCAGCGTTTGCTGATACCAGCAAGGGCAACCTGATTCAGCGTTTGACTTCTACTGACAAGATGGCAGAGGCTAAGAAGGCTGCTGCAAGCTTGGGTGTTTCTCTTGAAGACCTGCTCGGTTCGCGCACACCTGCTTCCAAGACTATTGAGTCTATGGCTGAAGTTGACATCGGTGCTTTCCGTAAGAAGCAAGAGTTTAAGGATGTCAAAGATCAAGCCCTGATGGACATGATGGATGCGAAGAAGAGTGGTAATCCTGAACAGATTGCTGTTGCCACAGAAAACCTCGGTCGCATCACAGCCATTGAAGAAATCAGTAAGACCAGTAACAAAACAGAAGCACAGATTCAGTCTGACCTCATCACTGAGATTCAAGAGAAACAAGCTAAGGGTGATAAGCAAGGTGCTGCATTGTCTCAGGCTTTGTTGCGTCAACGTCAGGTTTTGGCGAAAGCACCGGGCGGTGATGGTAAGACAGATGCTGATAAGATTTCTCAGTCCAACCTGATTCAGGTTGCAACACGTACACGTGCTACAACAATTGAGCAACAGCTTCCACCGGGTACATTCATTACTTCTACAGACGCACAAGGCAATGTCACAATGACGTTGCGTGATTTGTCACAGGGTGATTTGTTCCGCAGAGGTGATGCAATTGCTGCCAACGCCATCATTAAAGAGATGACAAAGCCTGATGGCTCACCTCGCTCTGAGATGCACAAGAATGCTATGATGTCTGCTGGTATCAGGTTCGATGAAGCTGGTAAAGCTATCAAGCCTGTTGTGCCTGAGTTGCCTGTCAAGGGTGGTTCGCCTAAGCCACCGCCACCAGCAGCAGCGACACCTGCAGCAGCGCCAGCACCTATACCACGTGGCGCTACAACACGCCCTGCTACAACACAGCCAACAACAAGTGCTGTACCTAAATGGAATCCTGCTACAAACTCTTGGGAATAATAGATGGCTCAAATTGTTGAAATCATTGGTGTCGGTCCTGTTGAGTTTCCTGATGGAATGTCTAAGGATGAAATGGCTGCTGCGCTGAAGAAGCTTCCAAAGCCTACACAGCCAGCACCACCTACACAAGTTGCTGAAGTTGCACCTACACAACCAACACAACCTACACAACCTCAAGGCTTCAACGTTCTTGAGGCTTCTAAGGCTTCGTTGTCTCGTCAGCAAGCCGAGAAGACTGCTGAGAAAGCAGCCGAGATTCCGTTTGAACAACTGTATAAAGACCCTGCAAACCTGAAGAAGATTCAGGACTATGCAACGTCTAGGTTTGGTAAGACAGGACAACCTAAAGATGGTGAGTCTGCAGCAGACTATGTTGATCGCTTTGCTCGGCACATGCGTTTTATCAACACAAACGAAATCAACTACTTCACAGAACAAGACTGGATCAACAATTCCAAACCTGAAGATGTGTTGAAGGCTGGTGAAGCTTATGCTTTGTTTGACAAAACTGCTGGCTTCTTGAGCAAGGGTGGTCAGAATCCTTTGAAGGCTGTATCAGACTACATCGCTGGTGTCGGTAGCGCTCCTTCCACTGTTGCCAGCCTTGGTGTTGGTAAAGCTGTCACTGGTCCTTTGATGTCAAAGGTGATGAGTCAGGGATTGAAGAAGGCTGTTGCGTCTAAGACTGGTGCTGTCGGCATTGGTGCGCCATTGGCTGTAGAAACATCAACCAACGTCTTGTCAAATGTGTACGGTCAGAAGCGTGAGTTGGCTGTGGCAGATGCTGCTGCTAAAGAGATGAGAGCGCTGATGCCTCAGTTGTCTGAAGAGCAACAGAAACAATTGACACCACAACTTGAACAGATTGAGAAGCAAGTCGCAGAGGGTGTTGATGTTGGTGAGGCTGCTTTGACTGGTGCAATCACTGCTCCTATTAGCTTGGCTGTTGAAGTTGGTCCATTGGCTCTTGCGTCTAAAGCGTCTACAAAGCTTTTGAAGAACAGTGACTTCACTCTTGATGAAATTCTTGAAGCACGTAAGAAACAACTCAACATTGCCACTGTTAAGAAGCCTGATGTGCTCACTGGTGATAAGGACGCAGACAACATTGCTGTAACAACCACTGACATTTATGATGGTCGTGACTTGTTAAACAAGCAAGCTGCTCCCACTGACATTGCTGAGATGCAGGTAAAGAACTCTCTTGATAAACAAGCTGACTTGATTGCTGCATCAATCTGGAAGCAGATACCTGACACAGCACCTAAGCCGGGTGAACAAACCTTTGAGGCTGTGCAACGCACTCTCAGTAGTTTTGACAGCCTTCCAGACAACGTCATCAAACAATCGTTGGAAGACGCAGGTACAGATCTTCCTAACTTCCTGACTCGTCTTGAGGCTGGTGGTCTTGACACTGATGCGCTTGAGAAGTTCTCTGCAATGTATGGTGTTTCAACCAGTGATGCTGCTCGTACTTTGCAAAGCAAGTCCGTGATCAGTCGTATGTTGAACACAATGCGTAACATCGATAAAGAATCTGCTAAAGCTGTTGATGCTTTGTTGGGTAAGAAAGACCCTGTAACTGGTTCGTTGTCTAGCCTGAAAGGTTTCATTGATCGTGTTGACCGTAACATGATTACTGGTATGACAACCAACATGGCTACTGTTATGCGTAACGCTTTCGGTGTTGGTGCCAACTCAACGTATGGTGCTGCAGAACGTGGTCTTGAGTCTTTGTTGTTCAACACTGGTCGTAAGCTTGCTGGACAACTTCGTGGTAAGCCTGTCACTGGTGACCTTGGTCGTGGTATCTATGGCGCAATTGACGACACTGTTGATACATGGTTCTATCTTGGTCAGCAAGGATTGGCTAAAGACATCACTGAAGAAGCTCTGAAGAACAACCCAATGTTGATGAGCAAGATGTTGGCAACTGCTGAAGAGATGAAGCAGACAGACTTGATTGCTCCTATCCGCATCTTGAACACTCCTGCTGTGTTGATGGACAACTACATTCGTAGGGCAGTGTTTGCTTCGTCTATTGACTATCACATGAAACAGACTGGTCTTGACTTGTTTGATGTGATGGCACAGGGTAAGAACATTCCTATTGATGTGCTGCGTAAGGGTGTCGATGACGCTCTTGAATTTACATTCAGCAAGACACCCACAGAAGGACTTGGTTTAGCCTTTGTCAAAGGTGTTGAAGCTGCTCGTCCTGTTAGCACTGTTGTATTTCCGTTCGCACGATTCCTTGTCAACGCTACAAAGTGGACATGGAAACATTACAACCCCGGCCTCACCGCTGGTGTAGGCGCTGCAGACATGGTGAGGGGCGTGAGCATGCTGCGTAACGGTGACGAGGGTGGTCAAGCTTTACTCAAGCAAGGTGCTGACCGTATCGCTCAACAAGCAACAGGGGCTGCGACACTCATTGCTGCTTACAAATATCGTGAAGAAAACCAAGACACTCCTTGGAACATCATGAAGAGTGATGACGGTACAACCGTTGACATTAAGTATCTGTTTCCATTAAACGTACCTTTTGCGCTTGCTGATTTCTATTACAAAACAGCCAATGGTAATCCTGAAGATTTCTCAACTAAAGACTTGGTCGAAGCACTGACAGGTTTCAAAGCCGTTGGTACACAAGGTCAGATGCTTGATGTTGCTCGTGAAGCTACAGCCAGTATCGCTTCATCCTTTACAGGCGATGAAACAGACGAAACCGCTCTGAATAAAATGAACAAGTCTGGTGCTGAGTTTCTAGGTGCATGGCTTGGTCGAGCCACTGTACCATTGAATCAGTTCAGTGATTTGATTAGTGCGTTTGATAGAGATGAAGGTATGCAACGCGACATCTTTGTCACCGAACCGGGTGAGAAGTTGTCTGGTGCTGATGTTGTTGGTCGATCTATTCAGAAGGGTATTCCCATTTTGAAACAAGCATTGCCTGAATATCAACCAGCAACACGTGAGAAAGCTGCACCACGTGACTCTGGTCCGTTCAAGCAAATGACGGGCTTGGCTTTGATTCCACCAAAGAACGAGATTGAAACAGAGATTGAACGACTCAACATTCCTTATCAGTCTGTATTTAAAACAACAGGTGATAAGACAATTGATTCACAGGCTCGTAAGTTTATGGCAGAAAACATTGAGTCTAGCTTAATGCCTTATCTGCGTAGCGATCAATATAGCACCGCCACAAGAGAAGGGCAGTTCCTTGAGTTGAAGAAGCGACTTACAGAACTGCAAACTCAAGCTAAAAATGTTGCAACACAGCAATCTATTCAGGACTATTACAGCCGTGAACAGGTTCCTCCTATTGAACAGAAGAAGTTTGAATCGCTTGCACCGAAGATTCGTAGAGCTACATTAGCTTTGTATAAAGATCAAGTGGGTAAGAGTTTCGCAGAAGATACAGACTTCCGCAAATACGGCATTGCTTTGCAACTATCTAAGATTGTTGGACGTGCGCCATTGGCTGTGCAGGAAGACAAACCCGGCTTTGCTGTTGGTGGTTCTATCGGTAAACAAGCTTTGAAAAAGGCTGGTAAGTCTTCAGTACTTGACCAGACAATGACGTTGCTGCAGCAGGTCAGGAAAGAAGCTGGTGTGGACGCTCCTGTTGAACAAGCAACACCGTCACCAGCAATGGACCAGACAGCCAATATGTTGATGGGTAAGAAGCCTGTGCTGCCTAAAGCTTCTAAAGCTGCAGCAAAGCCTGCTCCTGCCCCTACAGAAGCACCAATTGAAGAAGCCCTACCTACCCCACCAGCACAGACGATGGAGGCTCCTACGCCTTCTAAAGCCTTTGCTGATGAAGACTATGCAATGGGTGAGGAGGCTATGCTTGAAGCGTATACTCCGGTTCAGTTGGAAAACATGAAAGTGTTTAGTCCTGAAGAGTATGCCAATACTCTGCACAGCTTTACTGGTCAGGCTAAGGGGTTGAAGTATTCTGAAATGCCACCACCGCCTTTCGCTAAGAAGGCTGATGAGTCTTTAGTGGACAACATTGAGTATGACATTGATGGCAACGAAGTGTCTGTGAATGGTATCGCTGTTACACCAAGTAAGGGTGCCGACTCAATGTTGGATGATGAGTTTGCTTCGTTTGAACCTGACATTATTGCTACGCCTCTTGCTAAGAAGGTTGATGGTTTTGAATCTGGCAATCTTAATTTTAAAATTCCAGAGTTGGATGTGGACGATGCCACTATCGCTCAGCAAAAGAACTACGTCAAACAACGCAATGATTTGTTGGATTCAATTAGACAGTACAGGACTAAAGAGTTTAGCAACATTCGGAAGGACGAGTCGTTCGACATGTTCGATGACGAAGTGTTGGGTGTATTGCAGGGTGAGTTTAGAGCCAAGTTCAACCGTGAGTTTAACGTAGCGTCTGATAAAGATGTTGGTATGAAAATGGCGACTAGCTATCAGAATAAACTTGATACTCTTCGTGAACAATATAAAGATGTTCCTGATAAGAAACTGTGGCACGGTAATACACCAGCAAAGATTGCACCAGTAAAAGCAAAAGGATTTACAAGTCCTCAACGGAGTCCTAAGTATCACGACGAACTGATGGTGGGTGCTCCATCGTTTACTAGCGATTTGAATCTGAATGCAACCGCTGATTCGTTTGGTGGTACAAATCCTGAAAACATCTTGTACACTAAGATGCCATATGCGGATTATGTGTTCACAAGAATCAACATGCAACCGGGTGCTTATGACACTAAAGACTTGAACACAATTGCAAGATCTATTAACGGATCATCAACAGTTGTTCGTCCAATATCTTTGCCTCGTGCTGGTTACTTTGAAAAAGAAGACATGATGGTTGAAGCTGACAAGCTTAGACTTAGTAGCGGTGGCAAAGACATGAAGGCATTGACTGCTCCGTCTAATAGGGACGCATCACCTGAAATGTACAACGAGACAGCCAAGCGCTTCAATGCTACATTGAAGAATGCTGTTAAGACCAAGAGTGTTGCTGATGCCTACACAGCATACGGTGGTGTTCGTGACCTCATGAGTGTCATCAACAATATGGCATCAAATGTTTCAGTGAAGGGTGGTCGTGGTCATCAATCTGCTACAAAGCTAAACTCGTTCTTTGACAAGGCTGATAAGTTAAGTAAGATTGATGAGTTGAACAAGGTAGCCGACATTCTTGACGCTGCAGGTGCAAAACAAAAAGCACAGGCGCTTAGGAATTTTACCAAGACATTGTCTGACTACGGATCAAACTTTGGTGGCGATGCTGTCGAGGAAGCTGGTCGTATGAAAGAGCTTAATGCTGTATTCAACGCAGCAGAAAAGATGGCTAAAGGTGGGCTTGCAAGTCGTCGGTAATAGTCAACAATTACCGACAAATAGTAAAGGGGTAGCCGTTATAGCTACCCCTTTTTATTTACTGTCTAAGCTTTGCAAGGTTGTCGAAGTAGGCAGCATTAAAGCCGCGCTCCCATTCCATACCAGCTAAGCTAGATGGATCGTAGCTGTTGGTTAGCCAGCCACGACTGAAGGCGTAGTAGCCCTTCTCAAACTGAATACGCAGCAAATGTTGTGGACGTTTAAACTGATTCATCACCGTATGCCTCCTCAACTTTCTTGACAATGTACTGGTGAGCAAGGATGGCTGCAACGTGTGAGTTGATGTCCTTGCTAGGCTTCTCTGGTTCAAACAAGATCTGAATACTGAGGCCACCATCGTTGTCGTCGGTGAAGATTAGTGTTGCTTTATTCGTTGACATATTCATGTCCTTTCAATTGGTTGATTTTGAGGTTGTAGCAATCAGACTTCACTGTGTAGCCATTGCTAGTATCGATTGTACCCTTCTTCATAAACACACTGTCAAGCATATACTGTTGTTTTTCGTACACACCCAAGAACCAACCCACGCTCAAGTCATTCTTCACACGAACAAAGGCGTAGTAGTTGCAGTCTTGAGTGGTATTCAATCCAGCAATAGAGCAATCATATGTTTCCAAAGGCTTTACAGAAGTCAGCTTAGTCTTCACATCCACTGTCTTGCCGTTGCATAGTATGAGGTCGTAGTCGTATGTGTTGGCTAACACACCACCCATAACCTGTTGAGCGATAGCTTCACCAATGAAGCCAGCAATGTTGCCAGCCCCGTTGGTAATGCTGTTACGCAGCTTACCCATCTCTGCAGCTTTGTCTCTAGCAGTGACGAGCATGTCGCCTGTAACAACTACTTCAATCACTGCTTACCACCGATCAGATTCATATCACCAATGTGAATCTTAACGAAAGGTAGCATGATGATGATGCCAACAAAGGCAAACAAGCCATCTTCAACCTCATCGGTATCTGCCACATAACAAATTGATTCGTTGTATTCAATGTCAAGGCCGATGCCTTGTCGTAGTTCGATTAGTATCATGGTTGTCGATCCTCATACAGCGTCTTAGCAATGATGTAGTTCTTCACCAAGCTACTACGAACAATGTCGTCCATACCAAATTCAAAGCGGCTAAACTCTTTCATGCCTTCAACAATGTCCAAGAACTTTGGCAAGCCTGTCTTGTCATCCTTCTTCTTCAAGTCAGTCTGTCGAATGTCACCGCAGTAGATGATCTTCGATGTGTGACCAACACGAGTGACGATGGTGTCAAGTTCTTCAAACGTCATGTTCTGAATCTCGTCAGCCAACAGGATGGAGTTGGTGAAGGTGGTGCCACGAATGAAGCTGGTGGAGATGAATTCAATGTAGCCCTGCTCAGCTAAACGATCCCATGCATCCTTGCGGTTGAACAGGTCAGCACAGATCTGACGATAGGGCTGGATGAATGTCTCCATCTTCTCGTTAGCATCACCGGGCAAGAAACCCATGTCACGACTCTGCACAGAGCTACGTACAATGACAACCTTCTTGTAAGGGCTAGTCTTGTCCATCACTTCTTCAAGCGCTTTGTACAGGGCAATGTAGGTCTTACCTGTACCAGCAACACCATGCAGACACATGAAGTAGTCTCCAGCATTGTAGGCATCAAAGAACTCCTTCTGCTTTGCTGTCTTGGGTTGAATAGTTGACATGTCGTCAAGACGAACACGCAAACTATTGTTCTTTGTAGCTGGTGCTGGTGCGTCAGGGATGACGTGAGGCGCTACTCGTTTCTTAGTTACCATCGATACTTCCTTTGGTTGTGAAGAAGCCCCGAAATGGGGCTTCTCAGGGGACATTATAGACTAGTTCCAATCTCTACAAACTCAAAGCTGAGTTGCCAGAGATGTGTATAGCTAGGTTGCTCACGAAGCCAAGACAGAAACTTGTCTTGAGCATCAGAGATTGTCATAGCTTCAACATGCAACACACCTTTGAAGACGTTGTTAGCGCTGTTGTAGCTGACGGTGAAGTGTCTCATGCTGCCTTACCCCACACATCATCCCATGTACCAGTCTGAGCACCCTTGCTGTAGTCTGTAACCTTCTGTTCAAAGAAGTTGGTGTGTGATGTACCGAGCATGCCATCAACCCACGGTAAAGGATTCTTCTTAATCTTGTAGATTCCTTTCATACCCATAGCAATGAGTCGACGATCTGCAATGTAGCGGATGTACTCTTTCACTTCTTCTTTGGTGAGCTTCTCAACTTCCACCATACCAAAAGCAAGATCAATGAACTGGTCCTCAAGAGCAACCATTTGTTTAGCGATCTCTTTAATCTGCTCAGGTGTAGTTTCGTCTTGATGATGTTTAACATATTCACGATAGACCTTTATCATTCCTTCAGCATGCATAGTCTCATCAAGGATGGACCAGCTAATAATTTGACCAAGCCCTTTCAGCTTACCGTTACGTGCGAAGTTGAGCAACATAACAAAGCTGGAGAACAACTGCATACCTTCACCGAAAGCAGAGATGACAGCAATCTTCTCAGCCACTGGTGCTACGTTCAAGCGCTGCAGATAGTCATGCTTCTCAACCATCTCAGCATATTGCAGGAACTCGTTGTAGGTTGACTCAGGCAACCCCAATGTTTCGATCAGGTGTGCATAGGCTGCAACATGCAAAGCTTCACGGGCAGCAAACCCGCTCATCATCATTCGCACTTCCGGTTGACGGAACAGAGGAATGTAATGGTCGTGGTAGCCACTACCAATGTCCAAGTCACCCTGCACAAAGAATCGCAAGATCTTTGTCAGAAACTCTTGCTCATCCTTCTGCAGCTTCTTATAGTCTTTAACGTCCTCTGACATAGGCACTTCGGTGTGCAGCCAGTGAGACTGCTCGTGTTGTAGCCATGCATCATAGGCCCAAGGAAACCTGAACGGTTTGAAGATGGTACGTTCTTGTGTAATGTCGGCTTTAGTCTTTGTCATATTCATCCTTCGCAAGCTAAGCAGGTGTCACCATCTGCAATTTGTTTCAAATCAATTTCGTCTTCGATGCGCTGACGTTTAATCTGAGCACCAACCTTATCTGCCTTCTTCACTTTCTCACTGCGAAGATAGTACAGACTCTTGAGTCCACTCTTCCAAGCAAGGAAGTGAACGCTGTGCAGATACTTCACAGACACGTTAGCAGGGAAGAACAGATTCACCGACTGTCCCTGATCAATGTACTTCTGACGATCAGCAGCAAGCTCAATCAACCAACGCTGATCAATCTCCATTGCTGTCTTGTACACTTCCTTCAACTGCTCAGGCACGTCCAGATGCTGGATAGAGCCATCGTTAGCAATGATGGATGCCCATGTATCGTCATCGTCTTTACCAAGCTGTGCAAGCTCTGCTTTGAGGAAACGATTCTTGTACACGAACGCACCAGACAATGTATCCTGACGGAATACATTAGCACGATAAGGCTCGATTGATGGGGACGTGTTGCCCATGATCAGGCTGCTGCTGGCGTTGGGAGCAATAGCAGTCCAATGACTAAAGCGACGACGAACACCACTGAGATGTGCATCAGGGCATTCGCCACGTGACGTAACCAAGATAGCGTCACCAATCGTGCATTGGTTGTGGATGTGTTTGAAGATTTCATTGTTGTAACTCTTAGCCATAACACCATCAATGGCAACACCCTTCTTCTGCAAGAAAGCATGGAAGCCCAGTGTACCAATACCGATGCTACGTTCCATCAAAGCGCTGGCACGAGCACGGGCAATAGTGTCTGGTGCATTGTCAATAAAGTGTTGCAACACGTTGTCCAACATCTCCATAACATCAATGATAAACTGCTTATCTTTTTTCCATTCGTCATAGTATTCCAGATTCAATGAAGACAAGCAGCACACGGCTGTGCGTTTCTCGTTTGTTGGCAAGAAGATTTCTGTACAAAGATTGCTACCGTTGATGGTGAAGCCTTTGTCTTTCAACCAAGACGGCAAAGCTTTGTTGGCTGTGTTGATGAAGATGAGATAGGGTTCACCTGTCTGCATACGCAACTCAAGAATCTTTTGCCACAAATACTTAGCCGATACTGTCTCAACCACTTCACCGTTGGCGGGGTTGATCAGGTTGAAGCTGTCATCGGCATCGTCATCTTTCATGCATTGTTCAATGATGTTCATGAACTCGTCAGACATGTTGATGCCGTGATGCATGTTCAAGGTGCGAACGTTCTGGTCACCAGTGGGCTTACGCATCTCCAGAAACTGAATGATGTCAGGGTGATTGATGTTGAGGTAGGCAGCATAGCTACCACGGCGTGTGCGTCCTTGACGGTAGGCCAATGAACTAGCGTCATAGATTTTCAAGTGAGGCATAACCCCTGTCGACTTGTCGTCACTGTTGCGGATACCAACGTGAACACCGACACCACCACCCATCATCGAGAGCCAGTTAGTCTCTGAAAGATTATCGACCAAACCTTCTGCACTATCATCCATATAATTAAGAAAACAGCTAATAGGCAACCCGCGCTTAGAACGACCAAAAGATAAGATAGGAGTAGAATAGCTGAGCCAATGTTTACTAGAGTAGTCATACAGTCGCTGAGCATGTTTTTGATTGCTGGCAAATGCTGCTGATACAAACGCGAAACGTTCTTGTGGAGATTGTTCATCATCTTTCATGTAGCTTTCTTTGAGTCGCTGTAGTCCGAGTTCATCGAACAATGCGTCACGGGACAGGTCAATGTCAACCTTGAATGTCATGGAGTAATACCTTTTGATTAGAGGAAAAGAAAGCAGCCGAAGCTGCTTAGGTGTGGGAGGGACAGGAGTTATACCATCTATCGCAGGTCACCGCTGCCCTGAATGACATCACGCTGTTGCCTTGATGACAGCTTCTCCAGATTGTGTGTACATATTTCTGACAAAGTGAAGCCGTGGTCTTTAGCAACTGCAGCGACCTGCCACATTACATCACCAAGTTCTTTCTTGATGTGCATATTGTATTCGTCAACATCGCCACCATCTCGGCGGTGCTTTGCTGCCTTGCCTGCAACTTCACCAGCCTCTGCAAAGAGATTGAGTAGCGCATATTCACGGTCTGCTGTAGGTAAACGGAAGGTCATTGCTGACCGTTGATATTGATCGAGGTTCATTCTGTTTCCTCTGTCGGTGTTGCAATCTTACCTGCTTCAATAGCATCAGTAAGGCAGGCAATGAGGGCATAACGAATCAGGAAGTCTTTAGCTTCGTCATCCATGTGGACGCTGCAGTCTGCAGATCCATCTTCGTTTTCTTTGATGTTTTCAATTTCGATTTTCATTAGAACAACTCCGGTTTAAGTTCTTTAATCTTCGCTGTCGTATAGTGCGACAACACCTTGAAGTCAACTTTTGGATTCTTAAACTCCTTCACGAAGTTCCAAGTTTCCTCAGTGACTAAGTCGTAGTATACAGTGTGAATCAAACGAGGGATGTACTTGCTAGACCATCCTTCCATTTCATTCGTGATCTTTGCAACAACCTTGTCCACCAAAGCTTGCGTCACATACTTAGCAACAATCTTCTCTTCAACAATCTCACAACCAATGACAGGCGCACCCATCTCAAGGTGATGCTTAGCTTTGAATTCGTTGCCGACAATCTTGGCCCAAGTCTGACGACCATACTTATTCTGGTAGTCATAGTTCTTGATGACAACACCTTCACCAGCGCCTTCACCGTCCTTCACTAAGTAGTGTGCCTTGCTCAGACACTCAGTGAAGTGGTCGATGCTGCCGTTCTTGATGATGGCAATGGGAGCAATGACGTTAATGCCAGCAGCAATAAGACCTGCAGAGTATTCGTCATAGCTTAGCAGCCGTTCTTTGCTGCGGTCATACACATCGAACACATAGAACTTGCGCCATGCATCGTCGTTGTAGGTCTTCAGCGTATGCGGCACAAGCCATTCACCGTAGAGAACATGTTCGTTGTTCGCCATTATGTACGTTAGTACAGGTACATTGTCCATCATGGCGTTCATGAAGCCAGCATTGTCGTTGTCAGGTGACAACTCACGGTTACGACTACCGCAACGTAGTGTGCCAGCTTCATACCAGACACTACCGTTAGTACCATCCAGCTTAGGGAACACATAGCATGTCCCCACTTCAATGCCTTCCACTTCGGTGTTGCCGTAGCGTTCAAGGTGTTGATATTTGATGAAGCTCATTTCTTCTTCCTTTCAAGTTTCTCTTGATCAGTTTTGATTTTATGACAAGGCTTACACATCACCTGTAGATCTTCTATCTCACAGAACATACGGTTGATATAAATATCCCAGCTAACAAACCCCTTCTTAGGGTCTACAACGGGTTTAATGTGATCGACCTGTACATCGGTAGCAACATAGAGTTTCTTGCAAGCAGCGCACGTGTAATGCATTGCCAGCTTACCAGTCTTTGCATTCACTTTCCTGCCAGCGAAAGCTTCCTTCAAAGCTTTGTACTTCGGAGGCCATCGCCGTGATGCAGCACGTAGGGCAGAGGTCACGAAAGATTTGAATCGTGCCTCTGTCCATTCACCACCATTACGTTTCTTATCTGTCACTTGGTACAGCTTCAAAGGCAACGTTGGTCATGTCCAGTACATCTCGTGGTTCAACTAAGATGTTCTGCACAATGCCACACACATCGTCAACGTCTAGCGCAACGAAGTAGTAGGTGTTCTCTGGTGTATCTTCCACCGCTACAACAAAGCCATTCTCAGCATCAGTGATTGTTAGTTTCATTCTAGTCCTTCCACATCAACCTTGTTGAATGTAATGTCTGCATCAAGCCTACTCATGGCATAGATGATATGTTCTTTGACAGTGTCGATGAGGTAGTCTTCGTTAGCATACTCAGCACCCAAGTCATCAACATCAATCTCAGCTTCAAACGTCACTGTTACTTTTGTCATGGTGTTCTCCTAAGTCAAAGGCTACAAGGTAGAGCAGGCAACAAATAGCGTGAGCCAGATGATGCTTACCAGTTTCTGGATCGTGTGTTTCACCACTGGCGTAAGCAGTGAAGTGACGAAAGCCTGCATCGATATAGCGACGACGAGCATCGGGCACCTTCTTCCAATTGTCTGGAGCATACTTCTTTGCACCATACGTCAACACTTCAACGACCTGTGTCAATGCTCTGAAGGGCAGCAAAGACCATTGCGGTTTACCGTTGTCGTACTTGACACCAGACTTCACTACGACTGGTTCATCGCTGACATTGATTAAGAAATCCCTAGACACCCACTTACTGTATTCAACACAACCAAAACACGCAGGGTTAGGTCCATCTAATACTTGACCAGCATTGAAGCAAGTCTTACAGTCTTTCATCAGCCTCATTGCACACCTCCCTCACACTTAGTGTCTTTAGTAAGCAACGCAGTACCACCATCACCAATGAGTACATCACCAGTGAGTTGTTCAGCCCTGTCACGAAGCAACTCAGTGAAGGCTTTGCTCTCTTCCATCAACGGAACAGCAGCAGCTAGGTAGCTGGCAACAGTGAGCAAGCTCTTCATGTGTTCTTCATCAAGCGTCACTGGTCCAGCAACACTCACCAACATCTGGAACGCACCGTCCCATTCAACACCATCTTCAATGATGGGTCGCAGCACTACAGCTACGTCATTCTTTTGGAGGGGGGAGTCCATGTTTGTCCTTCATGTCTACGTAAGAAAAGTAGATGGGCGTTCTCAACAACCCTATCTTCGTTACCATCATAAGCTTCAACACAACGCTGAAACATCTCTGTCTCATCTGCTGCATCTTCCAACATCTTCTTAGCCTTGACATTACCAATGCCACGAAGACCTATGATGTTATCAGCAGTATCACCTGTCAAGATTTGCATGTACAACCTGAGCAACCCTTCAGCTTCAGTGATGTAATAAGCTTCTCTCTTGATGAAGTTGTAATGCCATCCTGCCACTTGGTCTAAGTCTTTGTCCAACGAAACAATGACCCCATCGTCACCAAGCTTTGTAGCTTCAATGGCAATGGAGTCATCGGCTTCTTGACCAGCAGACATGTCAGCCTTCCACTCTTGCATCAGATGGTTACGCACCGCAGCCAAATGTTTAGGCTTTGCTTTGTCTGCTCTGTTGCCTTTGTAGGGGGCAGTGACAGCTACATCGTTTCTGAAGTTGCCCTTGCCAGTAAGGAACAACTTCCATTGATCGACATAGCCACATTTGTCTACACCACACATGAGAGTGTTGATGATGAGAGAGTCTACAGACCTGATAGCCTGTAGCTCATCCTCGTTCTCACATGCTGCCGCCGCCCTATACGCATATATATCGGCGTCGATGCAACAGATCATTTACAGCACGTCTTCGTCGTCAGCAGAGATGTTGCCGCCACCAGCAAAGACAATCAAGTCTGTGATGACCAGCTTAGCCAATGAAGGACTGACACCTTTCTTGTTCTTGTATGTCCATGCGTAGCTACCAATCATACAGATTGCTTTGCTACCGTTACCAACATCCTCAACGATTTCATCATTGTCAGTGTCGAAAGCCTTGATTGGTTTCTGACTCTTGCAGGTGATGTACTTACCCTGCTCAGGCTTCTTCTCAAGGTTCTCTTGCACAGAGATACCCATCTCTTCCAACGCAGCCACTGCTTTGTCAGACAAATTACACAGATCAACTGTGTATGCGTCAGCCATTTCGTTCTTACGATTCAGAAAAGCCCAGTTAACTGTAGCTTTGATTTTCAACTTGTCACTCATTTGAGTTTCCTTTTTAAATGCTGACCAATTCAATAGGGGTCAGCTTCCTATATACATCATTGTATCACCAGCTTTTCAGCAGCGTCAATGTAGTATTTGTAATCGACATCCTTCCAAGTGAAGTCGTTGATGTCGTTGCATGTCCACATACCATAACCATCACCAACACCTATGCGGCGTGGCTCAGCTTCTTCAGAGAGTGGTGGCATTATCTTGACAAGAGCACCACCAGCATTACAAGCATAGAACCTGCACATGTTTTGTTGCACTACCTCAGTGCCGTCATCCATCACCATCACAAGCTTACTACTACGTGGCACCTTCACCCTAAGCATAAAGTCATACTTGTTCTTGTGACCTTTGATGTATACGTCAAGAGGAATGCCATACAGCATAGCCGCTTCAGCCGCCATCGGTATAACCAAGCCGCCCTGATCTTGATGCCAGCCTAGCCCTTCATATTGATAGGCTCCCTTACGCTTCACCTTACCGTCAGTGTAGACAGCGATGTAATTATTCACATCACGAATAATCATCTTAGAGTAATGAGCATACTCAAGCTGCAGACCAACCTGTCTCTGCCATGCGTCACAGATGTTGATGTACTCGTCATGCTTGTCACGTGGCATCTTCACAGTGATACCGTCTGTGTTGACCTGCACAATAGTCAAGCCTTCAATGTCCATCAGCTTCTCAGCTAACAAGCACAGAGACAACTGACCATTGATAGTGATTGTCATCGTGTACTGAGGGTCATAGAAGGGGCTGTACTTGTTGTTGCTATCCCCATACACACCGTTCAATGCAAGCTTCAGCATGGCGTTCTCAGCGCTGCCCTTGGGGTAGCTCTTACGCTGCTCGTACACGTCTTGATAGATGTCACAGAACTTCTCAGACAAGTGCTCAGGATAGACACGATTGGCGATGGCAATGTTGGGGTACATAGATGCAACGTCAGCGTCAACAATCATGTACTTGTCATCTTCACTAACAATCTGTGACTCAACAGATCCGTGAATACCACCAGTGCCGAAGTCGAAACGAAAGCCATTGATGGTGACGTTCAAGTTGGTAGCAACTCTCCAGTTCTTCCAATAGCTGTATTGCTTCTCACCCTTTTTCTTAGCCTTCAACTCTTCCTCTGACACCCAACCCATTGGATGCAAAGCTTTGAAGCCAGCAACAACATCATCGCTTGGTTTGTTGAACCACTTTTGACGCTTCGTCACCATCTCAGCATAGGCTGCTAGGTCACCGAGGTCGCTCTCTTCAATGTCAGACAACGCACCCTTTGTTTCTGTCAAAGACTGTGCAGCAAACCATTCCAACACAAGCTGAAACTCAGGACGCTTGAAGTCGTAGTAGTTGAACAGACAATCTTTGATGTGAATGACTGGTCGCTTTGTCTGATTGATGTGACGTTCACCCTTCTTACCAATGCGATAGCAACTCTCAGGCATGTCTTCTTCAAGACGCATGATGAAGTAGTCTTTGCCAATCTTTGTATCGTTGTGGTTGAGGAAGTTGCGACCATACTTTGTAGACAACTCTTCACGGAATGTAATCTGCGACAAGCATTCTTTGTAGAACTGCAGCGTCATCTTCACATCGTGCATGTTGTATTTTAACAACACATCTATCTGGTCATCGGTCAGGTCAGAGTGAGGATCGTATGGTAGGTCAACGATGCTGTCAGCTTTCATGTTGAACTCAAGCGCCTTCAACGATGTAGCCCTTGCGGGGTTGTCGAAGTGCATGATCTTGAATAGATCCACCTGCTGCACATACTGTTGATTGTCACGGATGAGGTGACCAAACCTATCATCACTACCAATGATGCTCTGTGCTTTCTTGTACGCTCGTGTAGCCACAGCCTTACCCGACACAGTCACTGCCTTGTCTCGTACAGACAACAAGTCGTGCAGCACAGGGTAGTCAAAGCCTATGTTGTTGTACCCCACCATCCTGTGTTTCTTCTTCTTCAACTCGTCAAGGAAGCTGAACAATGCAGCAGCTTCGTTCTTTCTGGTGGAGCATTCAAACGCTACAGCATGTGACTCGTCAGCACTGATCGCTGAGAATGTGAACGCTGTCTTGTAAGTCTCTATGTCCCACAGGTAGTCCATCTTTCTTTTCCTTCTTTGGTTTGGGAAACAACTTATCTCTGTAGGCTCTCATCAGTGAAGCACTCACGTTCTGAATAGCATACGCTTCTATCTCGTTGCCGGGATTGTCTTCACCAATAAACCTGAAATGTTCTTGCACAACATGTACAGCTTCATGTACTAACAATGTTGCAACATCAATACCATCTGTATCAGGTGTGACAGGGATGCACACAACTGTAACCCTGTTACCCTTTGGTGTATTGAAGTAGTGGGTAGTCGCTAACGATTCATGAATCAGCCACCTATCCCACTCAGCTATCGGCACCTTCAAATATCTCAGTGTGCGATAGTAGTCTGCCTCAGTAGTGCAGACACATAAGTGATCACCTTCGATCAGGCAACGGCTCGTCCATGTCGTCATTGTCGTTGTCCTTTGTTTCTTCAGGTTTGTCTTTACCAAAGATGGCATCCCATCGGTTGGCCCATTCTTCATCAGCTACAGAACGTGGTCGCTGTGCGCTGCCCTTGCCTCCATCACTCATTGTCATAGTCCTCGCATTCGCAACCTCGACTGTCAAGGTAGTATTTGTTATCAATCAACTCAGCATAAAGCTTTGCCAGCTCTGTGTTGCCTGCGATGTAGGCTTCGCGTTCAAGTTCTTTGTAGGTTTTCATTTCAATCCTTCTTCAATAAACATTGGACTCATACCACGATAACTAAGGCGCTCAGCCGCTTCTCTTACATCTCGCCAATAGTCGTCGTAGTCTGCAACAATTACACGGCAACGGTATTCTGTGTGAAATTCGTGTCGTGTTTCTTTGGTAGCAATACTGGCGATCTTGTCAGCAATACTGTGTCGAATCTTGGATTGCACAGTATATGCAACCATCTGCGGGTCATGTGTTTGCATGTTAGATAATGACACACACATGTTCAATGTTTCTTTCATCACGCTCTCCTGTTGTTTAAGATTTGCAACAAGATGTTGACACTCTGCACCAACATCATCTGTTCCATTGGGTCAAGCTGTTGATAGCTCGGTGTGGGGTGGGGCCATCGCTTTCGTATGGCTTCCCAATAACGTTCTACGTCACTCATGTTTATCCTTTCATTTCTCTGAATGCATTCTAAGAACGGCCCTTGAAAAAGTCAACAACTGTTCAATGCTGGCTTGATTCTTCATGGTATTGGCGAGTGTCGATATGACTTGGATATTTCCTGCAACATACCCTAGCTCGGGCACGATCTTATCTAAGGACGGTGATGTCCATCCCGAAAAAGGTACAAGCTCGACATCCAAGTAAGGGCACTTCTCAGGAACAATTACATCTTTGTAAGTAATAGTGCAGGGTATTCCGTACTTCTTAGACCTAGCACGTGCGCTCTGCACTAAATACTTTTCAACGTTGTTACGTTTCCAGTCCTGCTGTTTTGATAAATCAGCTTCTGGATTCTCATGATATTTGTCATACCTCTGGTTCGACATTCTTGCTAGTACTTTGTCTTTATTATTTTCATAATACTCTTTGCTTTTCTGTAGCAAGTGTTCTCTGTTCTCCTCACGGTAAGTCTTACTTCTTACCTTTTGTCTCTTTGATATTTTATCTTTGTTCTTTTCGTAGTACTCTTTGTAATACGCAGCACGTTCTCTTTTCATACACTCTCCTTTGTTGAGTACTGAAGTTATAGCACACTACTGTTCAGTACTCAACATCAGATCATAGTACGTCTTGTTCAGGATCTTCAAAAGATTCAAACATTCTACCTGTCTCTTTGTTAAAGATGAGACGACAAGCTGGTCCGGTTTCGCCACTCCATCTGTTCTTTAACACACGAAGTTGTGTGGTGTTGCGTTCACGCAAGTCGTCAGCTTGACCGTTCCTTTCAGCACCAATAACAATATCACTCAACTGAGCAATAGCACCACTACCCCTAAGCTGGGACAAGCTTGTTGTTGCACCATCTTCGTGACCAGTACCTGTTGGCCTACGAAGGTGAGAGATCACAAACAAAGAGATGTTTGTTTCTTGTACAAGTGTACGAAGAAGTGTCATTACTTGGTCAATAGCTTTACGCTCATCGCCGTTTTCCTGTGAAGAAACAATCAACGACAAGTGATCAAGAGCAATGTACTTACAACCAAGACCCTTTGCCATGTATCGAACACGATTCACAATGTTTTCAATTGCACTCGATCCGAAGTGCTGAAAGAAGTACAAGCGATTAGACCCCATTGTCTCATCAAAAGCTTTGCGTCTTAGCCG